TGGTTCTACGAATCGTGCTCGCCTTGTAGCACGCGTGCTAATAGCCCGAAAATCTGGCCCTCACAAGGGTCGGAAAATAGACCGAGGAAAGAGAGGAAAGTCCTAATGATGAAAAAAGGCGGAAAAAGAGGTGGAGGAAGAGGCGGTAAACGTAAGTAACGTTGACTGGCCTTCTTATTTTGCTTCAATAGTGTTAGTGTGCCCTTGGAGTAGGGCATTCTGGCATAAACAAAAGATTGACGTTCAATTATGGAAAAGTGAGATCTTACCACTTGAAGACTATGTGGCTAGAATGTATATTCATAAACACGCTAGCGGTAGACAACTTAAAAAAATAATGGAACGAATGAATGAAATAAGACCTGAAGAAGAATGGCTATTTAGTCACCCAATTTTTAGAGGACACTCAACACCTGTCCCTATTCTAATTCAACAAGATTTAGAAATTTTAACTAAAGCAAGAAAAGGAAGAGAAAATGGCAATGCACGGTAATAAAAAAATGAATGGTAAAAAGAAGCCTATGTCTGGTGGAGCTAAAAAGAAAATGAATAGCAACGGTAATGGTCTTACTGCTGCTCAAAAGAAGCTTCCTCCCGCACTTCAGAAAGCAATTCTGAAGTCGAAAAAGAAGAAAAAATAATGTATGCGAAAGCAGCAAAGATGGCAATGTTCTCTTCCATTGTTTACTCTGAATTTGAAGAGCTTAACCACAAATTACTAAAGATGGGTTTTAAAGACTGGTCATGGTTTGATCGCGAAGGAACCCAGGCTTTTGTACTAATTGATGGAGATGAGATTGTAATCTGTTTTAGAGGCACTGAGCCAGACAAAATGACAGATGTTTTTGCAGATCTCAAAGCGTGGCCTAAACGTAGCCAAGAAAGAGGCTTAGTCCATTTTGGTTTTGCTCAAGCTCTTGATAAAGTGTATAGTGATATTGTTGGTCATGTTGATTACTTAAAATCAAATTCCAACATAGACTATAAAATTGTGTGCACAGGGCATTCTTTAGGGGGAGCTTTAGCTACTCTCTGTGCTAGCAGAATGGATTCTCATGAAGCTTATACTTTTGGGTCTCCTAGGGTTGGAACTAAGTCATTTTGCAAAGAGATGCAAACAGATGGTATTAAGCACTATAGATTTGTCAACAACAATGATGTTGTTACAGCAGTTCCATTCTGGTTTATGGGCTATCGTCACTACGGTCATCTTGAGTATATCAACCACTATGGCAACATACGTAAAATGACTTTTTGGCAAAGGTTTAAGGACAAACTAAGAGGTAGAAAAGCCGCTTGGAAAAATAAACAACCTTTTGATGGTGTGAGAGATCATGACATCAATGCTTATTATAAAAAGATATATAATGTCAGTTTACAGAGCGAGGACTAATTGTCCTTTATGTCATCAAGATAATGAAGTCTGGTTCGAGAGGGGCGTTATTGTCCCTCTCGATCTAGTTGAGTGCCCAAAATGTGAACATCTTTTTGAGGCAAACAACTTTGTTTCTTCTTTCATCGAGATGAGGAATAATATTTCGATTTCCTCTAATTCATTACAATACTCAGCCACTATTTGATTGCTTGTCGCTTTAATTTAAGTTATATTTATACATAATCTTAACAAGGAGTACGACATGGCAAAAGGCAAACGCTCTAGTGGTAAAAACTACGTTTCGAAGGGTGAGCGACCTTCCGTTTCTAAAAATATCCGTAAGTCTATTCGACTAGACTATATGCAAACTGATGCAAGGCTTGCTAATCAGGTGAGGGCTTGGCGTGCACATAAAAATGTAATGCTTACTATTCCGAACCCTGATAAGAAAAATACTAAAGAACGCTTTCTTCGTGTCCCCGCTATTGATGTGTGGGGCTACCCTCGTGATATGCAAATTAAGATGCGCTAATGCCTGAGGGTCCTGAATGCACTCGTACAGCACGGCAAGTAAACCGTGCTGTACAGGGTAAACAACTTGTAAATTTCAACTTCATTTCCGGTAGGTATACTAAAAATTTGCCTATAGGTTTTGCAGATTTTTATTTCGCTATTGACGAAAAGCCCTTACCTGTAAAAGGGGTATACAACAAAGGTAAATTTATTTGGTGGGAGTTCGGTGATCTTCTACCAATTTGTTATATGTATACCACTTTAGGTATGACAGGTAATTTTAAACTCCAACCATCAAAACATACTCGTCTTGCGTTTTATTTTGATGATGATTCGGCAGTATATTATAATGATCAACGTAATTTTGGTACTATTAAGTTTGTATTTGATGATAAGGATCATCAGAAAAAATTGGCTTCTATTGGCCCTGATATGCTTAATAATCCTTGTTCTTTATCCGACTTTCTTCACATTGCTCGTCGCAAGCCCCGATGGACATTGGTTAAGTGGCTTATGGATCAGTCTCAAATATCTGGTATTGGAAATATCTACAAATCTGAGTCTCTCTTTTTAGCTGCATTAAGACCTGATAGACTTTTAGAAAGTTGTACTGATGACGAACTTGAAAAACTTTATTATGCAGTTTGTAAAGTATTATCAGCATCATATGAGTCTGGAGGGTCAACTATTCGTAACTATTCTGATTTACATAATAATCATGGGAAGTATACTAGGTTTCCATCTAATCCAGATGAAATGATAGCAGCCAGACAATCTCGTGTAATGGTTTATAATCAAAAAGAAGATATTTACGGAAATCCTGTGGAAAGAATTAAACTTAATGATGGCAGAACCACTTTCTGGTCTCCAAAGGTGCAATTTTAATGGTTTGGAAAAATTACGATCCTATTAAACAAATGCCCCACTTGTATGAGGGTTATGTAGGTGATGACGGAGTTGTTATCCCTACCACTGATGATGTAGCTTACGAAAATAATAAAGATTTTCGTTGGATCTATAATAAAATGACTATTTGTCAAACTCAAAAGATACCTCATGGACCAGTAGGAACTACTCCTACAGAATATCCTGTCTGTGTCAAGCCTACATTTAACTTGTTTGGCGGATCCATTGGTTCAATTGTTTGTCACACCGAGGAACAGTACCGACAAGTAACCAACCCAGGAGCATTCTGGTCAAGGTATGCTATGGGAGAACATTACTCTATAGATTTTATATTAAAAGATGGTGAGATATTGACTCATTTTGCCATGAGAGGTGAAAAGCTACAGCACGGAGCCTTTGATTATTGGGAACTTGTCAAACTCCCGATGAAAGAAGAGGAGTACATTTGTAGCTGGATTTGGAACCACATGGGTGGCTACACTGGAGTTCTCAATATTGAGATGATAGGTTGTCAGATCATTGAGGCTCAGCTTCGTATGGGAGATTTAGATCGTCTCGGAGATCACGAATTGATGGATGCAATCTATAATCTATACAATACGAACACTTGGGATTGGCAACCTAATGACTATACTCCAAATACTTTTTATCTAGCAGCACTTTTTGGACAGCCTGATACGCAGTTCACTCTTAATTTAGAATTATTTGACTATATATGCGGCGAGGAATTAGTCTATTATCAGTTTGATGATCCTGATCTATATTTCACTAATCCTGCGCATGGTAACAGGATCGCCCTTTTTTGTGATGATAATTTAGATAGAGTTATTAAAGCAAGAAATATTGCTATTGAAATGCTTACTCCAGATATTGATGGTAAATATATATCTCCTTTAATTGGCTTTCAGGATTTAAGTATTTAATTGCCTAATACGTGTTTTTTCTATATATTAAACTTATGAAAAAACAAAAAAGAACCAAAGCCCAAATTAGACAAGATCATGAACAGTGGCTCCTTAAAAGAGGAGTTCACCCTTCTCAACTTGCTAAAGCTAAAAAATCTAAAGCTGATTTCCCTAACTATAAATCTGACATTGTTACTGCACCTACGTCTGATCGTGTCGGTAATGGTTTTGTAAAAGGTAGCAAGCGTTATTCTGGTAGTGGTGTTCATATTGGACAGGCTTATAACAAGGGAAATCTTGTAGTTTTATCTTCTAAAGAAGCATCAGATTCAGCAACAGGGAAACGTCGATGAGTATTTTAGACTATATTAGAGTAATACCTGATTATCCAAAACCTGGGATTGATTTTTATGATTTAAATAGCTTATTCAGCAGTCCTGCTTGGAATTATTATATTGAACAACTTGCTAATGAATGTGAAAGAAAACATTGTCATCTCACTAATATAGCGGGACTCGAAAGTAGAGGGTTTGTAGTTGGAGCAGCACTATCTCATGCTATGAGTCTTCCTTTCGCTATGATTCGTAAAAAAGGTGCCAAATATCCTGGCAATCTTATTGAAGAACCCTACGAACTTGAGTATGGTTCTAATACTTTAGTTTTACAAGAAGGTGTATTTGGCCACACAAGTCGAGTCTTACTTGCAGATGATCTAATTGCTACAGGGGGCAGTATACAGGCAGCAAAAAATTTAGTCGAAAAGACAGGAGCAAAAGTAGTGGGCTATATTACTCTCTTAAATCTTACTAATCTAAACTCTTTAGAGAATGTCATCGCAGCGAGGAATATATCATGAATAATATTGAACGTGCAAAGTGGAATAAATATGCTAACGACTATATTCGTAAGGTAGAGGCTTTCTGTCAGCGAGAAATTTATAAAAAGTTCTCACTGGGTAGTGTTAGACTAGACTGGGACCCAAAACGTCGTTCATCTCGTGGAGGAATGTACGCTGATGGACCAGGCATAAACATTGCAATGAATCACCTTTGTCGTGATCATAAAGGCGAAATTTACAGAGTTTACGAATATAAGTCTTTTGATGATCATCCCGACATTGGGGGCTTTTATACTCGTAGAAACTATGATAAATTAGACATGGTTATTCTACATGAGATTGCACATGCGCTTCAATACTACTCCTACAAGATTAATCGTCATAGGTGTAAACCTCATGGTCCTGTATGGAAGAATTTTTATAGCCGACTAAGAAACGCCTTTCTTAACTATACTCTCGAAAACCAACACGAAATGGCCGAAGAGTATCAACGAATTAAAGACGAAATTCTAGGCATCAAGAGAGAACCTTTAATTGCAAGAGCCGCATCAAAGTAGCACTTTTTGCTCAAGACCTTGGAACGAAATGCACATCGAGGAGGACGGTAGCGTTACTCCTTGTTGTGTTATGCCGTCTAATCGGTTTCCTATGGGTAGTAATATTGAGAATTATTTATCAGGTGACGCACTTAAAAACCTTAAACAAGATCTTCTCAACAACATTAAAAATCCTAACTGTGAGTGGTGTTGGGATAATGAAAAAAATAATATGTCTTCTCATAGAAGGCAGCTTGCTATATCTTCTGATGGTTTAACACACATACATTTAAGACTTAATAATGTCTGTAACTTTAAGTGTAGAATGTGTAATCCAAATTTTTCTTCGACTTGGGAGATTGAAAACAGAAAACATAATTATTTTAAGCATACTTACGATGTTACAAAAGATATTTTTGAGGATAATGAACACCTTTTTGACTTGTTAAAAACACAAATAAGATCTGGATCCCTAAAGTATATAAATATTTCAGGCGGTGAACCACTTATAACTGATGCTCATTGGCGTTTATTAACTTTTTTAGTTGATAATAATTTAACCAATGTTTCTCTTTCTTACTCTACAAACTTGTCAAATATTCATTATAAAAATGTTACATTAGAAGCTAGCTGTGATGGTTGGGGTCCTGCTGTCGAGTATTCTAGAACTGGATTCGATAGAAAAGTTTTCTTAGATAATGTAGCCAAAGTGATTAAGCATGTCAGGCTAGATATCAATTGCGTTGTAAATGCCTATAGCGTTTGGACACTGCCCGATATAGAAAAATTTAGAGAAAAGTTACTAATAAGAGTCCATTACTCGCCCTGTTACTTACCAGAATTTTTAAATCCGCAAAGACTGCTACGAGAAGATAAAGAATCGCTTAGAGACTTATATACAGGAAACCGTCATTTAGAAAAACTATTTAATGATTTTATTGATACTGATCTACCAACTTTAGGGAAGGACTTCATTTCATATAATAAGCTTTTAGATGTATATCGAGGAACTAACTTTTTTGATGTGTTTCCTCAATATGAAAAATATAATAATTTTTAGGAGTCAAAATGGCAAATCTTTATTCAGATTCAAATATGTATATAACAGACGTTAGTTATGGTGACTATGGTGGTAATAACTGCTATAACGTTTCTTGGGGTTACACGTCAAATAATGATACTGGAGAATTTACAGTA